ATGCTCCCCATCACACTCGACACCCGGAAACACCCCCGTGATGTGAAGACCGACATTATTCGAAGTATCTATTGAGTGGGCCGATTTTCCCGTCCATAAGTTTGTTTTGTATACTGCCATGTCTCTGAGTCCTTATAATTTCTAGAAATAATTAAACCTATTTCATGTGTTTGTGAAATTAAATCTTACTACTATACAGAATACTAGCCAAAAAATCGTCAACCTGATGTTCGTAAGCTATTTTTTGAATTTCAGTTGTTCTGGCTTGATTTGTGTCCACAGGTTTAGCTATATATTTATCTACACTTTTTACCCAATCCTTGGAATCTTCATTGGCAATTATGATTTCCGCTATGCTTGCCGCTATCTCCTTCTGCTGCTTACCGAGCTTTCTCTTATTATGAGTTTTCCTCAGCTTTGACTCAACTTCCATTGTTAGATCTTGGGAAAGTAAAATATTTTCTTTAACCTTGCTCAAGCTATAGCTGGCACCTATTGGGCCTACTCTATTTGAAGTCTTCGGACTTGGAGTCCCCGCAGGTCTTCCAACTTGAGACTTATTAGCTCCTTTCGGTTTTCCATTAGCCGAAGGTCCATTAGATACTTTAACCTTCATATTTTGATCGGCTATTTTTTCTTGAGATACAATTTTTTCAGAACTAAGGTCTTTTTGGGTAGCTGGACCACCCATAATTGGTTCGTAAAAACCTTTACCTTTGAGCTTCTTAAACTCTTCTTGAGATTCTTGGGATTCTTCTGAAGTAGGCAACCTTCCAGTGCTGATTGCATCAACGCCTTCCTCTGCGGTAAGTATTCCAAGCTCAAGCAGTCTAGTATATATTCTAGAGTATATCGCTTGATCCTTAAGCTCTACATCTTCAAAATGTGGTACGGGATATGGCTTCCTTAATCCCAAAATCCCACAAACCTTTTTAATCTCAGGAACCAAAAAGTCTGTCAAGAAAGCGTCTCTAGCTTGCTTAAGTCTTTCAACAAAAACCTGAGTCTTGATTTGCATGTTTGCAAATTTCTCATCTCCACTGAGGAGAATGTTATTCAATCCAAGTTGAATATCCCTATTCACCACTTCATATTTTTTGGGATCAAGTATGGAGGAGATGTCGGGAACCACAAACTGAGCATTGGTAGTATAATCTGAAACAAGAACCTTTCCAACGGATTGATTCTCAAAAAGTTTCTGCATCATGTCTATAGCTTTTTGATTAACATTTACATTTCCATTCTTTAACTCGGACCCCATTGTTATGAGAAGGATAGCTTGCTGAGTGGTTCTGGTTATTGCCATATCCATCTTTTTCATCTCAGCTTTCCAATTTATATCTTCAAGGACAGGATACCCCATCGGAACAGCGAAAGGTTCATAATCTTGCTTTTTGTAAAAGACAGCAGTGATTTTGTCTGGATCAAGAGGGATAGTTAATTGAGTAGTAGACTTCTTGAGCTTCTTCTTTATGCTCGAATCCAAACCGTCATAGACTTCCTGATCCTCTTCTGTTTGCGGGTGCTTGAGTCTTTCTAGTTCGTAGTCCGTTAGCACTTTGTGATAAACCCCAGCAGAAAAAGAGATATTTCCATTCATTTGAATATCTGCTGGATTAAGGATCGTATACCTAGATGGAACAATTGCTTCAAACTCATCTGTTAGACCTTGCAGACTCTCAGCTCCGTAAGTTTTGGTGATCTTTAAAAAATCTTCTTTCAATAATTTCGAACTGAATCTATGTATGAAAACATTTCCTGATCTGTAATATTCCCTAAAGAACTGATCGATAAGCTTCTTAACTCCAACCTTGTTAAAGAAAGCTTCAACAAACTCCTTCCCCTTCTTTGTGCCTCCCGTATAGAATAACTTGGTTCCGGAAAATTCAGTCATTAAGTCAATAGTGTGCCTAAAGATCGAAAAATTATAATAAGCTTTTTGACAAAGTATGACAGCGTCCCTTATGTTAAGAGAGCTTCTGTTTTCATAACTTCCTGAAAACTTAAAGGGGATCAATCCTTTATCGATATTGTCAAACCTGTTAGTTCTATCTATATTGACCGCAGCATTTCTTCTGCTCCTAGTAGTCATACTTCCCGTGTCGTGAGTCGCCAAGGAAACATGATCAACATCAGAGCCGAAACTAGCCATTACGGGAGTTATTGAGGATAAATCTTTTTGTTTTACAGCCATAGCTTCTATATACTACGAATAAATACACTATCCATTCAATATAGTCTCTATTTTTTTATACTGTCCTTACGTAGTCTCCGCTTCTAAAAAGCGTTCCTCGGGATAGCGTGCCGGTAGTCTCTTGAGTATGACTGGGTAAATCTAACATTACCGACTCTCCGCTGACGACTACTGTATTTTTGGAGTACCTACCAATTATAATCATATCATCTTCATAGACTTCAAATAGCGGCAGTCCTGCAGCGTCAGTAGCCGAGAGAACACATTTTCCATACTCAGAGGTATAAGACTGCCCTAACGTCAATACAGTACCATCTGATTTATCAAAAGAAACGCTATCATCAACATTAAGATTTAAATCAATATTAGAAAGATTTATTTTATCTTTAACTACTATTTTATTGGTAAAAGTTTTGTTTCCAGCAAATGTTTTATCGAGGTTTGAAATCTGATTAACCTCTGTATCTAACGCATCACCGGTGCTTTTGAGATTCGCTGTTAATGTGGAAATGTCTCCATCATTACTAATCACAAGTCCCGATACAATAGATATTTCTGAAGTAAGAGTTTGACCAGTTGTTCCTACGTTAGTCGTGAGATTAGCGATATCAGTATCATTCGAAACAACAAGTCCCGAAACAGTTGCTATCTCACTGGTTATACTTTGCCCGGTGCTACCTAAATTTGTCGTTAAGGATGTTATGTCAGACACAAGAGAATCTCCCGTGTTTCCCATCCTACTACTTAACACCCCGCTTACTCCCTCGGTAAAAGCAGTTAAATGACCACTGTGAATATCCCAAGATCCGTCCTCGGTAGTTAAAAAACCAGAGGGATTAGCGTCTGACCAAGAGGTTTTGGTTAATGGGTAATAGGTTCCGGTCGCTGCTACATCAACGATGTGCCCTGACAGCCCTACTAAGTCCAATTGACTAATCTTTATATTATTACCCGGCATAAACCAAATTAAATTACACTTTAATAAAACATCACGGGATCAAAAGTATGCGAAAGGACCTCCGCTTTCTGATTCATTATGTCATTATAACATTTTATTCCCCAGTTTCCCAACATGAATGCGGAGTAGTTATCCTTTCTCGCCTTATTAGGAGAAGACGATTTTCTGAGGTGTAATGGAAGATCAAAATTTTGAGATCCCCGAGCAGTTGTGGTAAACTCAACCAACGTGCACTGCTTTTTTGTTTGGAAGATTAGATCATCTTGGTGATCTATTAAATCTAACGTTGTCCACTCTTCTTTATCGTCGATAAAGATTAACTTCCTTGGAAGCTTCGTATTTATAACCTCATTGAAAAAACTTTCATTAGCCGCAGTTCTAGACGCAAACCAAACTTTCTTATAATCGATACAGGCCTGAAGATGCTCATTACCCCGCCTGATGAAGTTACTCGTAAACACCTGCTTGAAGACTATCCTTTTACTTTCTAGGTTGTACTGAAGTTTTGTATCCTTGAGTATCTTAACGTAATCCTCTCCTTCCTTGTCTGTATTAAAATCCAGATCTTTGAGGTTGTAATTTAATTTTTTAAACTCTGCAGACTCATTGCAAGTATCAATAAAAACATCAGCTCCCGCATTATCAATGCATATAAATACAACATTAAACATGTCCAACAAATAAGTTAAATATTTTACATGTTTACTTAAACTGCCGAGACCTTGATAGCTATGGACTAAGGTTCCCTGCCCTGTATCTTCATCAATCTCCATAACAGCTATTGCAAAATAATCAGCACTTGGACTGTCACTAAGGTTGGGGTCAATTCCTAGCACATATTTTTTTTCAGACTTTCCTTGTAGAACAGTATGAGGCCGTTCGTCAATTTTAAGTGTGCAGGCCTCCATCTTTACAGCGCTAAAATAGCTGTCGCTTCCGTCGGTAAAGCGAGCGCAATATTCTCGCTGGAAAGATGA